CTTTCATTACTTTATGAACTTTAGCTTGCATTTTATCTTTAGTAGCCATATTAGCCTCCGAGAGATGAGCCACCGCCACCACTTAAATCAGTAGTAACGCCAGATTCTGGATTTAAACGAGCCTCTGATAATAAACTACGTGAACCGCCTCCACGTAATGATTTACGTTTTGCTGCTTCTTCTTCTGCTAATGTACGTTGTTGTGCTTCTTGTTGTGCTTTTAAACGAGCATTTTCTGCAATTTGTGCATTTAATGCTGATGTATCTGGCTTCCCGCCACCACCACCTACGATTCCACCCATGTTACAGTCTCCTTAATAATGTGTAATCTTCCTGATCAGCGCTATATTTTTCCATGTTGCATTCAGGAATGAACTGTAATGCACGTGCAAATTTCATAGCTACCGCATCAGATGTTTTAACAGTTATTTGCATTCTATGCAAGTGATATAATGACTTACAGATATCTAAGAAGGCTCTAGCGCCACGAATAAGTGCTATTGGATATCTTTTAGAGCTATCTGATAGTATAGACCACGCTTCACCTACACCACTCCACATTAATACACATCCAAATACAGCCACTGGCTGACCATAAAGGAATGCAGTAATAGCTGGTCCAGTCATTGATTGGCTTAATAACTGCTTTTCAAAGTTTTCAGAACCCATTGTTGAGTTTCTATATGAGTCTAGACCATCCATATTGTTTAAATGACTAATATGAAACGGAAGAAAATAGCCGCCTGGCACGTGCGGCATCTTATCTCTTAGTATTGTATGATCAATTGAATACATCAAAGTCTGCCGTAGCTACAGTTTGAGCTATAAACGTAGATGCTTGCAGCGGACTTTTTGTTAAACGCTTATGTTCACCACCACCAAGCAATAGATAGCCAAAAGCATCGCCTACGTGAGAGTGTTCGTTCTTATTAGGCGCATCTTTGAATCGTTCTTGACCAGCTCCAACAGCTACACGTTTAAAATGGTACCCACCAGCTAATGCTTTACGAATCATCTTACATTTTGTTGCAATCATAAGGCCTGGTTTACCAGCAATAAGTCGTTGCATTGGTGCAGCCGCAGCTTCACGCCGTACTTTAAAGTCATTGGATGGTGTTGGTTGTGCGCGCAATCCTAATGTTCTAAGATAATCAAATGCTGTGACTTCATAAATAGCATCACGTTGCATACCCGCTGGGTCTCCCCATAACATAATCTGTGCTTTAGGATAACGAGCATTAAGTTCTGCAAGTAACTGCTGACCGAATCGTTCTAGACCCATATCAAAAGTTACAATTTCATCTAAAACAATCCATCGTCCATTGTTTAAACGCTGACCTACCACTGCTGCTGGGGTTAAACCAAAGTCAAGACCTACTTGCAATGGCAATTCTGGATCATAGTCCACCTCTCCAGACATGGAGTGATCGTCATACTCTGGCCATACTGGACGCCCTTCTTGAACGTATGTATATTTACCTTCTGCGTAACATTTAATCCAATCAAGATTTTTTCCACCCAGCATCTGCATATAGTATCCAGCTGGTAAATTTCCTGTGTTCTCAGCCTTAGGATTAAGTTTCCACCATCTACCTCCAGAAAAGATATGATCGTTAGCCTCTGGGTTTTCTGGGAGATCACCAGGTGATACTTCGACAACACCTCCTGGTTGTTTAAAGAACTGCCATGCGTATTTGCCATTTAGCTTATCTTTTTCAGCTAAACGATACCACCAGTGATCGTCATCCATGGGGTTAGTGTCCATCCACACACCATGCCAAGTAGGACCCCCATCACGCTGAGTTGGATAACGGCCCACACGATGGGTAAGGCCATCGATAACAGCTTTTGGTAATTCTCTTGCTTCATTGACCCAAGCTCCTGTAAGTTCTAATGATAATAATTTACGTACATCTTTAGGCTGATCTAATGCTAAAAATATAACTTCGCAGTCGATGCCAGCTGCATCGCCACGTTTTGGTAATCTGATATGGTGCGTAATTGGAGGAGTGTATAACATTGGACCAAAGGTATTCTCTGGAAATAAATCTTGCCATGTTTTGATTGTCGTTGTTTTTAATTCTGGATATGAGTTACGGACAATCACAAAACGAGTGTAGCGAATCCCATCCACAGGGGATGGTTTCTGCCTCACTGCTCGCATCATAATTTCTGCGGCACATGCATAGGATTTACCAGAGCCTACGGGTCCCATCAGTCCACGCACGAATGAATCGCTTTGTAGGAACTGCCAAGTTGTAGGAGCAGTACTAAAGTCTAAATCAATCCCAGGACCATGAATGGCTTTCTGAGATGTTTCTTTTGTTTTAGCCATCTATGTCTTTAATTTCCAAAGCGAGTAATTGATTAAGCACATTGATCTGTGCTTGTAATGCGTCAATAATCTGCAACGCTTCGGATTGATAAATGTTATTCAATGCATAAGCATCTCGTAACTTTTGTATACGCTGTTCTAAATCATTCATTACTTTTCTCCTCTAGTTGTAAACGATCTTATACTAACTTAGCATAACCAGCAATGTCGATCCATGAATCTGCATATGTAGGATCTCCATTAACTATACGTCCAATCTTGTGACAAATCATATCTAATGCTTCTACCATATCAGAAGTAACTGCATCTTCTTTAGCGTAATTCTTAATATGTTCATGTATTAACATTTTTAATGCTATTGTAATATTTGCATGAGTGGAAAAACTACCATAACGACTACCACGTTCATCAAGTATTTGACTGATCTGATCCTGTTTCTTCTGTGCTTTCGCCATTGTCTATAATCTCAGGTGCGCGTATATTAATACCTAATACGCTTGGTTTATCGGATTCCTCTGGATTATCTAACAATCCAGAAGCCTTAGCAAGTAATCTTAGTACACCAACTTTATCCCATAACTCAATGTCAAGAGTCGTGTAACTATTCCCTTCCTTATCAACTTTAGTATTCGACTTAATGGACTTAATGGCTTGTAAAGCATGATCTGGGATGTCCTTACTCGGTTTAACTTTAATATTACCTTGTTCATCCCATTCCATAATGTCAGTAAGTTTTGTATTTGCCATACATAACAGAGAATAACTAACAGCTTCCCTATTCTGCTGAAGCGTAGTCGAACGCTCAAGTTTCTTTTGAAGGCTACGGACACCACCATAGCCAGCAAGAGACGGGATGGGGTTTTTCTTTTTAACCTCTTCTGCCATTTAGAATGGTAAATCATCTGGCAAGTCGTCAAAACCTACTTCGGATGTAGACATATCTTTAGCATGAATAGGATCTAATGGTGGAGGTGGTGCCACTCCCTTATTGACCTTTGGTTTACCTAAAGATACGGAAATATATTCAGTACCAGAATGCCCACTAATTTTTTTAGTAACATTAAGATAATAAAGATCACCATTAAGATCAGCAAATTCTCCCGTAAAGTCCGCATGCCAGTCCTCCTTCTTATTTTCGTTGATAAATGCAGTACCAGTTCCAGGTTTTCGTGCGTATTGTTCAGCCATTTATTACTCCTATTTAGTTTTAGTTGGTTTAACTCGTTTACTTATGCATTCTTCGCAAAGCCATCTGCGATTCTTGCCGTGTAATGCTATCTTCCATTTACCTTTGTGACTATCTTTGTACTGATAACACGTAGAACAGAATCTATTTCCAAGAGGACTAGGTAATGCATCCTCATATATTGCGCTATTGTCCTTCATATTTTGTTATGACTACCATTGCTGCACCACCAATACGCGGCTCAGCCCTCTTAATTGATAAAAAATCTATTTGTGAATCGTCATCATATACACCAGCTGCCATCAATGCATCCAAAATAGCTTTAAGACAATTATCAAGGTCGAATATACGACGACTTCTAGGATGAATGTAAATATTAACAGATAGACGAGCGCTACCGAAAGAGCGAATGCCATCTCTGATACAAATTCCATTGACTGCGGCTTTAAATAACATGCCTTCTTTTGAGATAAATCTTCTTTTGCCATTGGCTCTCCAATAAGTATTAACTGATGGTGGATAAGGTAACTCTAAAATCATTGAGTAATCTTATTCAATCGATCATTAAGATCAGCTTCTTTAGAAAGATATACATTAACAGCTTCATTAATAAGAAGTGCTTTTGTTTTCTTTTTATCTTTAGATGCCTTGTCTAATAATGAAACGCTATCTGGCGTTAATCTAACTAAAAATGGTTTTAATTCTGTACTCATATTGACTCCTCTGGATTTTCTTCAATGTCATAAAGATTTGTGTATGCAGTTTCATATTCAGTTATTGCTCGTATCGCTCTCATAATTTCCATATCTGGATCACAAGCCCCATCTACTGCCCAATCTCCTGATGCAATAGCTCCTTGTACAACATCAAGCAATCCTTTTAATGATTCATATAACTCTTCTCTCATTATGTCTCCTTATATTTAGTAATTGACTTAACTACTTTCTTATGATTCTTAGTTTTTCCCTGTGGTTTTGCATTCCTTAAAAAATCAGGTAAAACTAAATCTGATGCTTTAACTTCTTTCAAACCTGGCGGATCATTCTTCCAGTTCTTGCTTACCATTGTTGCCTTGCCCTTTTCATTTTGGTAAGTTATTTTAAATTCAAAGTCACCAAACTGCTCTTTCATGGAATACATCCATTCTTTAAGATTCATTTAGTTTAATTTTGCCCATATATTTTGGTGGAACACTTGGGTCCCATGTATCAATAACAATACCATTTTTATCTTGTGTAAATACTATTCTGCTAAATACATTCCATACATACAAATATTGTGAGTCTTTATTTTTTTTCTTAGTTTTTAA